CGGCGGCGTCGGCGGTTCCGGCTTCTTCTGGAATTGGAGCGTGCTTCCGTCGACCTCGATCCGAACGATCGACGGCACGCTCTCGCAGGCGGTGAGCCCGAGCAACATGATTCCAATGCAAGCACGCAGCCGCATGGTCCTTCTCCTTGGTGAAAGCCCCCTCCGCTGGCGGCAGGGGGTCGGGTGGTGGGGCCTTCAGGCCCCGGGATAGCGTGTCAGCAGGTCGATGCCGGGCAGATGCGGCTCGCCGCGGAAATTGACGGCGTTGCCGAACCGCCCCGAGCAGGTGGCGAGCATCTTGTCGCACCCCTCCTCGATCTCGACGAGATCGCCGATCGCCGGCGGCGCGGGCGGCGGCTCGTGCAGGATCATTCGTTCGTCCTCCGAGCGCAGGATCGCGCTTTCGAGGCCGCTATTGGCGCCGCCGATCCAGCGCAGCCGGCCACCGCCATGGGCATTGCCTGCAGCCGCCGCCTCGACCTCGACGACGTCCGCCGCGACGATCGCCGCGATCCTGGTCAGCCGCCTTCGCCCGGCCATGTCGACCCGACACCTCTTGTCGCCGAGCGCGGCCCGGCATTCGGGCGAGGTCTGCTCGACCACCGGCGCGTCGAGCAAGGCGGTCGGGCCGCGCAGTTCGGCCTCGAACGCATCGCCTTTGGCCGAGACCTCGCCGAGCTCGCCACGCGCGACCGGAAAGACGTCGCCGCCGGGAGCCTCCCAATCGGCCATGAAGATCCGCACCATGGCCCCGTCCCAGCGCCCCGCGGCGAGATCGGCGGCCCTGATCGCATCGCTGGTCAGAGCGCCCTTGATGTCGACCGAATCCGCGTCGAATCCGTCCGAGACGCTGATTGCCGACGGCAGCATGCCCGGCGCGGCACGGTAGAGGAGCCCGGCAATCTCCAGATCGCGGTCGTGAGTGGTGAAGCCCAAGGTCACCCCATCCCGCCGCTCCAGCCGCCAGCACAAGGCGATGGTCACCAGGTCGCGTTCGAGAAATTCCGGCATCGGCCCTATTCCCTGATCTCGATCAGCGGCACCGAGGGGATCTCCCCCGCCGCGAAGGTCGCGCGGTTGAGGCTCAGCCGGTCCTCGGCGAAGCGCACCGGCACGTCGAAGCGGAAGCCAGCGCGGACCTCGGCTCCCGCCGCCGGCGCCGCGTCGAACGCGACCACGCCCTTGCCGGCCAGCGTCCAGCCGCTCACCCTCTCCTCCCCGTCCACCGACACGAGCACCGTCCCCGCCACCGGCCGGGTGATGCGGCGGATCTGCGCGCCATAGGCCTTGGTCAGCGGGAATTCCGTCCTCACGCCGTCGCCCGTGCCGAGCATCTGATCCGCCGCCCCCGGCTCCCCGGCCATCGCGTTCGAGCTATGGTCGAGCGGGTCCTCGAGCCGGAATCCGACCGCCGCCCCGCGCCTGGCGCGGAAGAAGGCGATCAGCGCGTGCAGATCGTCCTCGCCGCGCAGGCCCGGCCCGGCGTCGAAGGTCAGCCGCGCGTCCGCCCATTCCGAATTACGCTGCTCGGCGCCACCCGCAACGGTCACGATCGCGGTCGAGAAGGCCGCCTCGACGGCGGCTTCGCGGCCGAGCGCGATCGGGAAGCTCACATCCTCGAAGGCGTCCATCTCTTCTGCTCCCAAATCGAAATGCACGAAGCCGTCACGCAGCACCTGCGGCAGCGCCCAGACGAATACCTCCGCCGTCCCGCGCCGCGCCGCCGCCTCGGCCGCCGCCGCGATCCGCGGCCAGAGATGGCTGTCCCCGCCGTCCAGCACGAAGCCAGCGAAATAATGCTGCTCCGCCACTGGGTAGCCGAGCCGCGCCGCCATCGCCGCGGCCGCGGCCCCGGCGGCGCCGGTCCGCCCGGCGGTCGCCCAGTCGTAATCCTCGGTCTGCAGCGCATCGAAGGCCGGCGCCGCCCAGCCCAGAGGCGCATTGGCCCGCTTCACCTCGGCCGCGCCGAGCACGGCCGGCAGATAGACGAGCAGCAGGCAGGAAGCGCCCGGCGCCTCGTCCCGGACCGCGCCGCACAAGGCCGCGGTCGAGGCGGCGAGCAGGGCGCCCGCATCGTCGAGCGTCGCCTGCTGCCCCGCGTCGAGCGCCGCGCCGACATCGGCGATCGGCACCGGATCGAACGCCGCCACCGCCGCGTCGTCGTAAAGGCAGATCCGGCCGTCCGGCATCACCCACCACCAGGGCTCGCCGACCTGGAGGCGGACCGGCTGTCCCGCCGCCGCCGCCAAAGCCACGAACGCCCGCGCCACGTCTTGCAGCCAGCCCATCGCCGCCGCATTGGCCGGCGACAGCAGGGCCGAGGGCGGCTCCCACGCGGTGAGCGCCGAATCGCCATTCTCCGCCCGCTGCTTCCAGTCGCCAGGGCAATGCAAATCGAGCAATTCGTAGCTCAACGAGAGGATCACCTCGAACCCCATGGTTTTGGCCCGCGCCAGGAAATCCGAATGCCAGGCCGCGCAGGGTCCGTTCAGCGTCCCCGCCACCAGCCCGTCCCCGCCGAGCCCGAAATAATGGCTCATCCCGACATAATGGTTGATCAGGTCGCGATAGCCGAGCTGCAGCGCGTTCCTCAGCAGCCGCGCCGGCGTCAGGTGATAATGATCGTCATAGCCGGTCGCGATCCGCAGCTTATGCTCGGGGATGAGCAGATCGCCGATCGCCAGCACCGAGCCCGAGCCGTCGCACGCGATCCCGCTTAGCTCCGCCCATCCCGGCGCCGGCGCCGCGAGCGGCACGTCGGTCGCGTCGTAATCCGGCGCGACCAGCGACACGAACATCCGGTCGACGTCGCCCGCCCAGACTGGATCGTCCGCCTCCCAGCCGCCTGCCATCGCCCCGAAATCCAGGTCGATCGCCGCATCCTCGGGATCGCCGTCGGCATGGTTCCACAACCGCACATACCAGCTGCGCGCCGCCCCGTCCGAATCCCGCCCCTCGATCGTCAGGGTCGGCCCGTGCACCGCGTCGAGCGGCTTCAGCCCATCCGAGCGCCAGCGAAAGGAGAGCCGGCACCGCCGGAAATCCCGCGCCGTCTCATAGCCCAGCAGCGGATGATCCCACCGATCCTCCGCCTCCCAGATCAATCCGGCGAGGTCGTCCTTGTTGTAGAACAAGGCCTCGACGCGCAGCGCGTCCGGCTCAATCGTCACCACCGAGGCCATCATCGGCCGCGGGAAATTGACCGTCCAGTAGCGGGCATCGAACCTTTTCATATGCCCAAGCGCCTTCGCGCTGCCCGGCGGCGCCAGCCAGTGTCCCATTGCCTTTGCCTCTTGTTAACCCGCCCGCGCGATACTCCGATGCGTCATGGGCAGGCCGTTCGATCCCGATCGCCCTCGCGGGCACGTATTTTCCTTAGCCCCGATGGTCGTCGCGCTGGCCTTCGCGCCGATCGTCGTCATGCTGGCGCTCATCACCTTCGTGATCGTCTTTCAGACGGATCTGGACGGCGCGGGACGCCCGGTCGAAAGCCTGGTCCGCGCACGGTCGGCGGTGGCCGTGCCGGCGCCTTTTGCCAGTTGCGAGGCTGCCCGCGCCGCCGAGGCCAGCCCGGTCTACCGGGGCGATCCAGGCTATGGCCCGCATCTCGACGGCGACGGCGACGGCATCGGCTGCGAGCCCTATCGCCCCTAGTCTCGATCCGGGCCAAGGCACCCGGATGCCGCCCGCGATTCTCGTCGCGCTCATGCGCGCCGGGCCAGCTCCGCAAATGCAGACTCACGCGTGCCCGGGGGTGATGGTCTTCTTCGAGTCCGGCACCTGTTGACCGGGCTCAATCCTCCGCCCGCAGCAAGGCCTGGCGCACCGCCCGCGCCACCTGCCGGCCCGACGCCTTCAGCGCCTGCGCCTCGCTGCCCGCCGGCGCGTTCACGCTGATGCTGAGCCGAAGCTCCCGCGGGCCCGATGCGCGCGGCGCGTCGATCCGCCCCGCCGAGGTCGGTACGAAATATTCCGGTCCGCGCTCGCCGACCAGATAGGCGCGTCCCGGCGAGACCGGGCCGCCGATCGCCTTGCCCGGCGCCCCCGCAACCAGGCCGATTATCGTGCCGATCAGCCCGCCGAGGCCGCCGCCGCCACCGCCGCCGAACAGGCTCTTGAGCCCGTTCCCGATCGCCGCCGAGGCGATCTCGGCCATCGCCGACAGCGCCACCCGCTTCAAATCCTCGAAGCCCAATTTGCCGGTGCGCAGCGCGCGCACCAGCGCATTCTCCAGCATCCGCCCGGCCTGGTCGGCCCCGGCCGCGAACGGCCCGGCCAATTCGGCCCGCATCATCGCCACGTCGCGCGCGAACACCGACGTGTCGGCGCGGACCCTGACCAGCAGGGTCTCGATCTCTTCATCCATCTGGAAACATCTCCTTCAGCCGCGCCAGGTCTTCGCCGTCGGCGCTGGCCGCATCGCCGCCGCTCATCGCGCCGAGCACCGCCGCTAGCTCCGCCGGCGTCGCGGTCCAGAATTCCTCCGGCCGCCAGCCGAGCAAGGCCCCCGCAATCCCCGCCAGCCGGCCTGCGGAGTCGCTAAACACGGCCCTGCAGGATCTGCGTCAGCAGCGCCTTTAGCGCCGGCGTCGCTTTGGCGAGCCCCTGCTCGGCGATCGCCTGGCCGATCCGCTCGCGCGTGCAGCCGTCCGGCCGGCCTTCCGCGCAATGGAAGAACAAGGCCGCCATCTCGGCGAGGGTGAGCCGCCCCTCGGCCGCCCGCTCGACCAGGGCGAAGAGCGGCCCCAATTCCTCTTCGGCCGCGACCAATGCTGCAAAGCTCGGCCGCAGCAAAATCGCCGCGCCGGCGACGGTCAGGCTGGCCTCGCCGCGCGCCGGATTCGCCGGGCGCGTCATAACGCCGCCACCGCGCCGGAGCTTTCGAGGGCAAGCGCGTAGGTGCGCTCGCCATTGTGATCGCCGGCATAATCGAGCCGGGTCAGCAGGAAGCGCCCGCGCATGCGCTCGCCGCTCTCGAAGCTCAGCTCATAATCGTCGATCAGGCCGGCCAGCGCATTGGCCTTGATCCGCGCCTCAGCGTCGGAGCCGGTGAAGATGCCGCTGCCCGCCACCGAGACCGAGCGCACGCCGGCGCCGGACAGCAATTCGCGCCAGCCGCCGCTGTCCTTGCTGGTGATATTGACCGCCTCGCCATTGACCGAAAGCTGGGTCGTCCGCAGCCCCGCCACGGTGGCGAAGACCGGCGGCGTGGCGCCATCGCCCACCTTCAGCAAAAAGGCGCTTCCTTTTTCCGCGCTCATGCATCATTCTCCTTGCTCATCAGACTCTTGGATGGATGGGAATTCACCATGATTTCATCTGTTCTGGCGCTCGCCATGGCGGCGTCCATGCAGCCGGCAGACACGACCCGCGCGTCGCGCGAGGCGTTCACCACCTGCCTGCGCACCTATGTCGACCGCAGCGTCTCGGCCCGCATGCCCGTCGCCGAGTTCACCACCGCCTATCCGACGCAATGCAGCCCGCAGGAGCAGGCCTATCGCGAGGCCGTGATCCGGCGCGAGACGGCGTCGCGGATGAGCGCCGCCGACGCCCGGGAATCGGCGACCATGGAGATCGACGACGCGCGGACCAATTTCCGCGAGCGCTATGAAATGGCCCAGCCGGCCACGCCGCCCGGCGCCGCGCCGGCCGCGCAGGCCGCCGCGCAACCGGCGGCACCGACCCCGGCGCAACCGGCCGCGCAAACCGCGGCGCAGCAGACCCCGGCGCCGCAGCCCGCGTCGAGCCCGAACTAGGTTTTCAGCAGCCGCGCGCGAAACTCGATTGCTGCGGCCCATGCTGCACCCTTGTCGCGCAGCAAGGAGTTGCGCAGGAACACCAGGTTGACCAGCCGCCAGCCGTCCAGGCCCGGCCCGATCGCGCCGGCCGCGGCTTCGGCGGCGCCCATCAGCGCGCGCAGCCGCGCCGGCCGCTCCCCCTGATCGTGGAGGATGATCGCCAGCCGCAGCTCGCGCCCGGCGCCGCTCTTGTGGCTCCAGTCGCTTTCCGGCCCCGCCTCGATCCGGGCATAAGGAAAGGCGGCGGTCAGCGGCGGCCCGTCATAGGCGCCGTTCAGCCCTTCCACCGCGTTCAGCGCAGCCATTGCCGCTTCGGCCAGCGCCTCGCCCGCGCCCGTCATCGCCCCGCTCCCGCGATCGTCCAGCGCAAGGCCGCGTCGAGCGCCCGCCGCCGCCCGAGCACCAGGCCCGAGAGCCGCACGCTTTCCCGATCCGCCTCGACCTTTATATCGGGCGGCAGCGCCGCGCGCATCTCGTCCGCCAGCGCCGCCGCGCGCTGCCTGGCCCGCCGTGTCGCGGCCCGCGCGGCGCGCGCTTCCAATGTCTCGAACATGATCTCGTCCTATCGCAAACGAAGCCGCCGCCAGGGCCGCCACAAAGCGGTGACCGCGGCCGGCGGCCCGGCCTGCTCCGCCTGGTCCCGGTGGGTGTAGAGATGCGCCGTCAGCCGGACGATGCCGTGCCTGAGCGCCTCGGGCACTCCATTCGGCTCCGCCGCCATCCCAGCGCGATACGAGACGAGCACCGTCTTCGCGCCATCGGCGTCGAGCACCCGCACCCAGCCGTCGCCGGCCGCGTCGACGTCGATCGCAAAGGCCTCCGCCGCCAGCGGGCTCGCTTCGCCATTCCCGGCGAGTGCGGCGACCCCCTCGATCGAGCGCACCGGCGCCGCGCCGAGCCTGGCCCAGCGGGCCGAGGCGGCCAGCACCTCTTTGACCGCGCGGTCGATCAGCGCCCGTCCGGTAAAGGCCTCGCACAACTCCGCCGCCCCGCGCGCCAGCCCGGCGAGCAAGGCATCCTCGTCGCCGACGCTCACCCTGAGGAACGCCTTCAGCTCGGCGAGCGCGATCGGCAAAGCCGGCGCCTCGGCGCTGATCCTGCCCATCACTTGTCCTCCACGCGCAGGGTGATCGAACGCACGTCGGACGTGCCGTCGGAGAGCGTCACTTGGTTGGAGATGCTGTAGCAATGGCCGACGATGCCGCCGGTCAGGCGCGCCGCGGACCGGTTCGGCGTGAAGCTGTCCTCGTCGACCGCGATCCCGCCAATTTCGACGGGCGCGACCGACCACAGGCTGGAGACGATCGTCTGCCCGTCCAGAGTGGCCGCCCAGTCGATCGCATAATCGACCCGCGATCGCGGGTTCTTCAGATAGAAGCTCATCATTGCCTCCAGGAATTTCCTCCCCGGCATTTGCCGGGGAGGGGGACCACCCGCAGGGTGGTGGAGGGGTATTGCTCAGGCCGCGAACTTCAGCAGCTTGATCGCCTCGGAGTTCATCACCTGGCCGCCGACCCGCTTGGTCGCGTAGAAATGGACGAACGGCTTGTTGGTGAACGGGTCCCTCAGGATCTGCGTCTCCGACCGCTCGGCGATCAGATAGCCGGCCCGGAAATTGCCGAACGCGATCGACAGCGAATTGGCCGCCAGATCGGGCATGTCCTCGGCCTCGACCACGGGATAGCCGAGCAACGTGTCGGGCTGCCCCGCCACCAGCCCCGGCTGCCACAGGAAGGCGCCGTCGTCGGTCTTGAACTTTCGGATCCGCGCCGCGGTCGCCGAGTTCATCACGAACAAGGCGCCTTGCCGGTAGGGGGGCCGAAGCGCCTGGACGAGGTCGATCAGCTTGTCCTGCGGGCTCTCCGCCGGGAAGCCGCCGGCCACCCCGGTCTCGAGATATTGCAGCGTCCCGAACGCGCGGTCGCCGTCTCCTTCGTCGCTGTTGGGCGCGGCGAGGAAGCCCTTCGGCCGATCGGTGCCGTTGCCCGAGACGAAGGCCGCGCCTTCCGCCCGGGCGAACTCGGTCGCGATCTCGCTCGCCAGCCAGGCTTCGACGTCGAACGCCGAATCGTCGAGCATCGCCTGGCTCGCCGCCGGATTGGCGTAGAGCTCGCCGAACGGCGGCGCGATCTCCTGGAAGACCGGCGTGCCGGTCTCCGGCCGCCCCGCGGTCTCGGCGACCCAGCCCGACGGCGTGCCGCCGGTGGTGACGAGCTTGCGATAGCCGGCGGTGCCGACCCTGACGACATTGGCGATCGCCCGGATCGGCGAGATCGCGGTCAGCGCCTTGTCGATTTGCTGGTCGAGCTCCTCGGGCACCGCATAGCCGCCGGCCGAATCGGGCGCCATCGACAGCGCCTTCAGCTCGACGCCCCCCTCGATGCCCTTCCTCAGATAACGCTCGACGAAGGGCGATGCCTCGCTCTTCGCCCCGCTCAGCGCCGGCCGCGCGCCGGCGAGCGCCTGCGCCTCGACCCGCGCCTTCAGCCCGGCCACCTCCTCGCGCAACGCCGCGACATCCTCATCCTCGCGCTCCAGCGCCTCGAACGACGCCTCCAGCGCATCAGCCTTCACTTCCAACATCTTCACGTCTCCTCGGGTTGAATTTGCACGCACGAATCCGGCGCCCCGGAGGTGATCCGGGACCCAGGAACTCAGAATCTTCGAAACGTCAGGCGGTCAGTCTGCCCGCACCGGCCCCAGGCTCCGCGCCGAGATGATCCGGTCGACCACCACCACCGCGCCCGGCGGCCGCGCCCGGCGGCCGATGAACTCGATGTCGACCGCGGCGGTCGCGCGCAGCCCGTCGAGCTCGGCGCGCAGCGCCGGATCGGGATAGGCCCCCGGCGCGAAGGCGAGCCAGGCCCGCGGCGGCCCCGGATCGCCCTCGGCTCTCCCCCCGGTCCCGCCGGGCACATATTCCGACCGCTCGAAGCCCGTCACCCAGACCCCGCGCATCCGCTCCGCCGGGCCGAAATCGCAATTCGCCAGCGCCTCGTCGGTGATCGGCCCGATGCACGGCCCGCTCTCCTGTGCCACGCGCCTGGCCGGCTTGTCGCCGTCCTGCCGGTTCATCGGCCCGTCTCCGCTCTGCCGGTTGACCGGCGCCTCGCTCGCGCCCGGCCCGCAGCCCGCGAGCGCGGCGGCGATCAGCAATGCGAAGGCCCTGGTCATGCCGCCTCCGCTACACCTGCCTCCAGCGCATGCACAAGCGCCCTGGGCTGCATCGGCAAGGTCACCAGGCTGATCTCGACCAGCTCAAGCTCGGTCAGCTCGCGGGGGCTTTCCCCGATCGCGGCGCGGACCCGATAGCCGAAGCTCAGCCCCCGCACCGCGCCGTCCTTCAGCAAGGCCGCCGCCTCGCGCCCCGCCGCGCCCGCCGACAGCCGCCCGATCACGCGCAGCCCGCGTCCGTCCTCCTTCAGATAATCGACCCGCCCGATCGGCCGCCCCGGCGCGTGCTGCCACAGCAAGGGCACCGCCCCGGCGCCGCGCTTCAGGCTGCGCGCGAAGGCGCCGGCGCGGATCACGTCGCCGCCGCGGTCGGCCCGCCCGAAGATCGCCGCGTAACCAGCGAACCTCATGACCGGACGAGCTCCAGCAGCCCCGCCTTGACCGCGATCCCCGCGACCAGCAGCGCAAGCGCGATCCGCACCGCCCAGCTCAGCACCGCGCGGGTCGCCGACCTTTTGGCGTCGCGCCAGGCGCGCAGCAATTCGCGCAAATCGTCCATGTCGCGCCGCGCATGCTCGTCCCTGAGCCCGAGCGCGGCCAGCGCCCGCTCCGCCCCGACCCCGCTCGCCTCCTCGATCAGCGCGCGCAGGGTCGCCAGGTCCACCCCCTGCCCCTCCGCCTGCGCGACGAGCAAGGCCAGCATCGATGCATTGGCCTCAGTCATGGCTTTTTCTCCCGAACCCCAGCATTTCTCTCTTCTCGTCGTCGCTTAGGAAATCCGCCGCGCTCACCTGCCGCCACAGCCGTTCGCGGTCCGAGGCGAGCGCGCTGATCTGGTCGACGTCGACCTTGAGGGCGAGTCCCGGCCACCAGGCCGCCAGCCCGTCGCCGAGCTCGCGCAGGATCCGCTCCGCCATCGGCAGCACGGTCAGCCGCCACAGCGCCTTGTTGGCCTCGCGATAATTGGCGTAGGTGGCGTCGCCCGGCAGGCCGAGCAGCAAAGGCGGCACGCCGAAGGCCAGAGCGATCTCGCGCGCCGCCGCCGCCTTCAGCCCGACGAAGTCCATGTCGGCCGGCGTCAGGCTCATCGCCTGCCATTTCAGCCCGCCGTCGAGCAGCAGCGGCCGCCCGGCATTGCGCGCGCCGGCGAATTCCGCCTCCATCTCCTCGCGGAGCTGGGCGAATTGCGCCTCCGAGAGCATCTCGCCGGCCCCGGCATCGTGGACCAAGGCGCCGGACGGCCGCGCCGCATTGTCGAGCAGCGCCTTGTTCCACCTCGCCGCCGCATTGTGCACCGCCACCGCGCCAGCCGCCGCGCCCAGGCAGCCTAGCCCATAATGGTCGTCAAGCGGATGGGCCGAGCGCAGATGGACGAGCCCCGGCCGGCCGAGCGCGTCGCGCACCTGGATCCGGCTCTTCGCCGCGCCGACTTTGTAGAGATAGGCCGCCGGCCACCCGTCCGCCCCCGCCTCGACGCCCACCCGCTCGGGCCTCAGCGCGAACAACAAAGCCGGCAGCCCCTCAGCATCCTGAACCACCTGCACGAAGGCATTGCCGTGCAGCAGCAGCTGCGTCGCCACGGTCTCGAGCAAGCTCGGCGTCACCAGGGCGCCGGCGCGACCCTCCATGTTCCCCGGCGCAGGGGCACCCCGCAAAGTACCACTTTGCGGGGACCCCGAAGGCCGGGGCCCAGGCCCTTCTCCCTTCTGGACCGCGGCCTCCGCCGGGGAACGCAGCGCATAAACCGGCGCCCAGGCCACGCTCTCCGCCACCAGCCGCACCGCCCGCTGCGCGATCGGGTTGCCGAGATAGGCCTCGCGCACCTGCGCTTCGTAGCCCCGCGGCCAGGGCTCGCCCGAGACCGGCCCGGGCCACCCCGAAAAAAGGAAAGGCCGCCCGGTTCCCCGGACGGCTTTCAGGGAGCCCATCAAAGTACCACTTTGATGGGAACCCTTGCGGCCGAACCATTTCATGCTGAAGCTCCTTCGTTTCATTCCCGGGCGGCGTGCTGCTACGTTCGGCGCGTGCACGACCCGGCCTATGCCATCCTGCGCGCGATCTGCGGCGCGCTCGCGATCTTCGCCGCGATCACGCTCGTCGACGCCCTCGTCACCGGCCGCTGGTGGTCCCGCCGGTTGGTCCCGGACCGCGCCCAGGACGCGCTGGGCTATTGCTTGACGTCGGCCGCGAGGCCTGCCTGAGCGTCGGCGCGACGCGCGCGGCGACCTTGGTGCCGAACGGGCTGGTCGCCGTGGTCCTCGCCTTCTCAGTCTTCCTGCCCGAGTTCGTCGCCGCGCTGGTCGGCGCCGCTTCCGCTGGGAGGAGGCGGACGGGAGAATCGCCGCCCCGCCCGCCTTCTGGGCCTGGGTCGCCTTTTACGGCCTGATGTGCGCCGGTTCGTTCGATCCACATGAAAAAGGGCCCCGGAAAGGGACCCATGAAAAAGGCCCCGCCAAGGGGGCCGTGCGATTCGGCTACAATTCTCCAGCCTGTGTAAATTGTGCCATATCAGCGTGACGCTGTCAAGGGCTTTTTACCGTGCTGGTTTCTTTTTTTCTCATGCGACGGGCGGCGCCGGTCCGCGAGTCGGCGCCGGGATCGATGAGCAGGGTGACGAGCCCGCCTGGCTGAAGACGACGAAAAGGGGACGCGCATCTTTGCGTCCCCATTCCGTAGTAAATCGGTGGAAAAGCCGTGTGAGTTTCACTGGTGGACTAGCGCTACGTAATATTACGGTAAGACTGCTTTTCCGTCGACGACGAGTTGGCGAATCGCTATCCAAACGGATGCCGGGAAGATCGAACATCCACACCGGTGCCGAGGGAGATTGATTATGAAGGGCATTGGAAAATCGCTCAAGTTCGCAGTGCTCGCCGCGATCATGCTTGCCAGCACCTCCAGCGGGGCGGTCACTTCATCGACCATCAACTACCGGATCCATTATCTCACCGAAAGCGGCAACGGCGAGCCCGGTTTCCCTTATCCCTATGTCGGCTACACGGATTATTATTGCGACGGCAGCGACATCACCTACGGGCTGGTGACGGGCAACCAGCAATAGCCCCGCACATTCCCCGCGCCGACGCCGGACTCCCGCCGGTCGAGCGGTGAGAGGCGGTAACGGTCCTGGCTGCGCCGCCCGCAGACCACGATCTCGTCGGTCCCCGGGGCATCGCACCGCCCGAGCACCTCGAGCACGCTGAGCCGCGCCGCCGGATCCTCCACCCCCACCTGCCCGCTCGTCGCGGCCGGCCAGGCAAGCCAGATCGCGGCGGCGGCCCACGCCCGGCCCGATCGCGCCACGCCGGGGCCGCCCCGCCAGGCCGGGCTGGACAATGACAACAAGGCGGCCCTCCCCATGTTCATCCACGAATCGCATCGCCGCCGCCGGTGCCGGCAAGCCGCCCGCCCCCGAAAAAAGGGACAGTCCCTCTTTTCCGCCCGCAACGACAACGGGGACTGAACGAAAATCGGCGGCGGCGGCGCGCCGCTCGGCCCCGCACTTCCCAGTAGCGCTGCCCCTGGTCCGAAAGTCGCTCGGCATGTGGCCCGGCGGGCTGCTAGGGCGCGGCGCCGCAGACCCGGCGATGCACCAGGGGCGCGCGGGGGCCGGGGCTATCCTCCCGGTAGAGGATGTCGGCAGGCGGGGTCTGGCGGGCGACGACCAGCCGCCCCTCGGCATCATAGCCGTCGATCGCGCTGAATCCCGTCCGGCCCGTACGGCAATTGGGGGCATTGCGGATGACCATGATCCTGATGCCGCCGGTCTCGTCGGGCAGGACGCTGGTCAGCCGCGAGGTGTAGTGGACAATGTCGCCCTCGCGGACGACCGTCGCCGGATCGATGAAATCGTAGGCGGTGCCGCCCTCGCCGACAATCTCCCACTGCACGCTGCGCGGCGCGGGCAGGGACTGGAGCAGGAGAGCGGCCGCGGCGACGGCGATGGTCATGAATCTTGCTCCCTCGGGCGGGTGATCACATGAAGCGCGGGATCGGCCGGGGATGCGGCGTCTTGCGGTCGCTGAGGTCGAAGCCCAATTCGTCGACATAGCACCAGCCCCAGCCTTCGGGCGGGTCGTAGCCTTCGATCACCGGATGGCCGCTGGCGTGGAAATGCGCCCGCGCGTGGCGGTTGGGGCTGTCGTCGCAGCAGCCGACATGGCCGCAGATCCGGCACAGCCGCAGATGCACCCACCAGGAGCCGGTCTTCAGGCATTCCTCGCAGCCGTCCGCGCTCGGCGTCACCTCGGCGACCAGGGGCAGATGCTGGCAGGCGTCGGCCATGTCTCTCTCCTCCGGCGGCGCCCGCCTCAGCGCGCGCCCCGCCGGCAGGCGCGCGCGACGATGGCGGCGAAGCTGGCCATGTCGGTGACCGGCGCCATCGTCACCGCCGCCTCCGGGGCGACGCGCGAGCCGAGCAGCCGGCCGTCCGCGCCATAGCCGTCCGCCGCCTCGACGCCGATCGCCCGCCGGCGGCAATCGATCCGGAATCGCATCATGATGCTCGCGATTCCGGTCCCCTCGGCGCTGAGGGCGACGCCGCGGACGACGACCCGGACGAGGTCGCCCTGGCGGCGGATGCTGGCCGGGTCGAGGAAATTGTGGCCCGACGGATCGTCCGGCATGGTCTCCCAGCCGGTGACCGAGCCCGGGGCGGGCAGCGCCTGCGCGGCGAGCGCGGCCATCAGGATCGTTGCTGCCATCTCGCTCCCTCCAATCGCCCGCCGCTAGCGCCGCCCGGCGCCGGCGCAGACGCGCTGAAAGACCTGGTCGGGGCCGGCGCCCGCGGCCAGCGGCTGGAACGCGACCCCGCCGGCCTGGGCCGGGATCGAGCGCAGGAAGCGGCCGCCTTCGCCATAAGCGTCGCCCTCGACCATGCCGATCAGCCGCTGGCGGCAGTCGACCGCCACCCGCACCACGAGCATCCGAATCTCGTCGCCCTGGGCGCTTCGGTCGGTGCGGTTGAGGAAGCGGACGACGTCGCCGTCGCGGGCGAGGCTGGCCGGATCGATATAGCTCGCGCCGCTGGGCTCCTCGATCATCCGCTCCCAGCGCACCGAGCCGGGGGCCGGCAGGAGCTGCGCGGCGAGCGCTGAGGCCAGGGTCGCGCCCAAGGTCGTGATCGCCATCGTCATCAT